ATTGTGTTTCCTCAAGCTGCGCTCCGAATATGTAAAGTCCGTCAGATCCATTTCCTGCAAAGTTTACAAGTCGTGCCGAATCTGAAGCAGTTGCCATTGAAAGGCGTAAAGAAATAATATCTTGGGAGCTTGTAAATGTACTACTACATCTAAACCAATCATCACCAACAGACTCAATTTTTCCAAGTACACCACTTGATGAGCCGACTGTGCCGTTTGTTAAATCAAAGTTAACGAAAAAGGAACCATTTCTAGCTTCTGTTATTTGAAGTACATCGTACTCACCCTTTTTAGCAAATACACTAGCTGTTAAAGTCCCTGATTTAGATACGTTTAATTTTATAGCTTGTCGCTGTGACGATGAAGTAGCTCTCAGTTTATAAGCATTCTGTCCTCCATTTGGATCAGTTATACTATCGGTTGCTACTGTTGAGTTTTCTGCTGTCCATTGACCAAAGTCCTCAGAGTATGCAAGAAGGTTCTGGCTAGTATTAGTAACAGGACTACTCAGGCTTATCTCATTGTTAGAGTCGAAGCCTACCTCGACTTCAACATTTCCCTGATTCCTGCAACGCATTGCCTTTCCAGTGTAACTCGAATTGATCTTACGGGTCGAGAAGCCTGTGGCAGAATTTGAGTTTACGACCTCTTTGACGGAGAGGTTGTCCCAGAAGCCACGAAAGTCACTAATGCCATAAAATTGCATCAAAATGTTTTGAGTTGTGTGTGCTGTAAACGTATCCGAAGTATGACCACTTCCGTATAATTGATTGATGGTAATATATCCATTTCCAGGATTTATATAGACATTGCTATAGTTGTTACCACTTGTATGAATAACATCATATTCAACTTTGTATGTACGCCCTTTAATAACTGGAATGTTTTGAGTGAATGCTGAGTTTTGACCACCTGTTCCAGCAAACTTTTCAATTCGATTACCATCTGCAGAAGGTTTGAAATGATCCCCTAAAGTCCAATAACCTTCTATTATGCGTATATTATCGATCGATCCTACAAAATCTGCACTCGCATTAAAGTAAATGTATCCGTTTGTCGTTACTGTTATCTTTTGACTAAATGTTCCAGTGGTTGATCTTGCCAGTCCACTCGAACCTCCTAATTTGACGTTTACTTGTCCGGCTGAACGTGCTGTAACGTCAAAGGTGACTGAATAGCTTTTACCGACTGTAAGACCAATATTTTGATAAAGTTCTGATGGTAGGGACTGGCTTCCATCACTACTTGCTACACCACTTCCAATAGACCATCCGGCTTGTTTAGTCCACTGGGTATCTGATGCAAAGTCTCCGTTGGGAACAGGATAAGCCGTAATGTCTCCACCATCTAACATCTCAAAAGCTTCGCATGAAATGTCCAACGGCAACACTGTTTGTGCATCTGACTGGAAGTCTTTTTCCAAGGCACCATTTGATACTTGGGCTGCTGTGTAGTCTGCCTCAAAGCTATCGTATTCTCTTCTGATCCTAGTAACAGGACTGTTAGCTGAGTCATCCATTAAGGCTCTTAAAGAGTGTGCTGCTTTGGCTCGAGGGAACTTGTTTAATAAGAAAGGTTGATCTGTTTCCTTCTTTAGCTTGTTGTTTGAAATTCTTTTATTGTAATAACGAAGTCTAGCGATGTGACCACAAAAGACTGTGGTTCCTGCTCCGTTGTCCCCAAGTCTTAATTCTGTAGGCGAATAAATATTAGCAATACTTGTGTCGGTATTTGGTGTTTTCCCATCACGAGTAAAGGCTCCATCGTTGGTTTGAAAGGTAATACCTATTTTAGACTTAACGCCCTTAGTAACAGTTCCTAATGATCCTGCGCTATAAATCATATCACCACCATCCTGATAATAGGCAGCGATTGCGTTCGTAGCACCTCCGCCAATTTTTGGACCTACCCTTAATCTAGAGCCACTGCTTTCATGTACTAGAAATGGACTTGATTGAGTTGTTCTATCTTCAGCTAGTTCTGTTGAATCAATAAGCCAAGCACCGCCAGTTCCTTGTTTATAAAATCTACTAAACGCTGTACCAGAGACACTCGCTATATCGGCACTACGACTTGCAGTAGATCCTAGAGTTGGCAAAAACGAACTTGGGAAAGAACCCTGCTCAAGCTGACTTCCCCAAAGATAAACTCCCCCTGAACCTGTCACTGTTGTTGTATTATCAGTGTCTCCTAAGTACCAAGCTACATTAGTCGCTCCAGTTGACGATGAAGTAAATTTTAATGAACAGCGATACCATTCGTTACCCACATCTTCCATTTGAGCTTTAACATTTGCAGGAGTAGTACCAACTTGTCCTGTTGCTAAATTGAAATAGGTTCTTGCTGCGTTTGTATCATAACCAACGATGAAGTTTTTTTCTTTTTTCTTTGCGTAAATACTCCAGACATAATCTGTTGCGGAAAATGTAAGTGACTTGTAAATAGATCCTGCATTTGTTTCACCACTGTTTTGAGACACGTAAGTCGATCCTGTGCCCCCGCTTGGGTCTATTGTATTTGAAGCTAAAGAATCAGTCGTTCTCGCATTACTCCATGCTGTAAAATCTAAAGAGTGTGTTTGTGAGTTCGTCCTCGCCTCTTCAATAAGTAATCCCTTGCTGTTTCCGTCTTTGTCGTAGTCGAAGCGTTCTTTATAGACTGCACTACCAGATCCAGTAGAAATGTAATCGTTTGCTGCATCACTAGAAGAAAAGCTCATCTCTATCTGAGGATGCCAAAAGTAAAAGTCTAAATCACCCCCTGAGTATATGTGTATACCTCCACCTCCGTTTGTGTGAACTTTATGAGAATTAACAACAGTAACCGCAGCATGACTTTCAGTAATACGCTCCCACCCCGTTCCAATTTTAGATAGATCAACATTCCATTGTCCTGCCCCTGCTGTTTGTGGGTTGTTAATATATAATGTACCAGTGCTTGTTACTTTTTTGATGTAAAATGAGACAACATACGGAGCGTTGGCAGGTAGACCTGTTACGATTTGATAAACATCTCCTAGTCCTGAACCAATCACCCCATCAAAAAGATAAGCTGTCGTGCCTCCGTCGGGATCGCTTTGACCTGCTGTTACAGAAACAGATCCTCTTAAAGTCCAGTCATTAACAATGTCTTCAGAACTTGTAAGGACGTTGTTAGGAGCAAAAGCCACCTTACCCTCGCTGTTCGTTTGGGTAGCTCCCGATGCCCTGCTGAAAGTTATGTCAGGATGCAAATCTCCTGAGAGAAAATTGTAGTCTCTTTTAAGAGGGTTCTCGTCTGAGACCAGGCGATTGTGTTTAGATCGATTACTCGATCCTCGAAATTTTCCGCTCCTTATCAAGCTCATACTTAAAATGCGTGTACAGTAATCGTCCCACCTGTTAATGGCTTAACATGTAATACAGTCGATCCACCGACTGTGAAGGCAACACGCTCTTCTTGTGGAATCATTACTCCATTGTTCCAGGCAGTAGTAAGATCTCCGGCTGATATTGCAAAAGCTGAAGCATTACTCGAACCAGGCACTTCTCCCATCGCTATCGTAATATCGCTTTTATCAGTTTCGACCTCAATTCCTGTGCAACCTTCCGGTAATGGAATTGTACCTGGAGTCGCTCCTGATAAGGTGAATTTTGCAAACTTCGAGCCGTTGGTTAAATCAGGTAACGGAGTAGTAACTGTAAACTTTTTAGAATGTAAAGGCTCTGCAAGAGCTGTTCCTATTTTCTTTAGTAAAGAAACCATAATATATTATTTTAGATTAAATTACAGAAATTTAGTATCACTGTAGCTAATTGCAACACGTATCCTTAAAGTTTACATATATTAAGAATATGTTCCTCGCCTGGATCTTTCCTGGAAATCTTCAGCAGCATCACCATCCCAGATAATGTCATTTTCTTTTGGAAATGTCATCCTGGGTGCAGCCATTCTTTTCGCAGAACCCATCAATACCAGGGCAATACCTAAAGCAATTACCTGGTCATCATGAGATCCATCCGTAGCTTCTGCTCGCCCATTTGGTTTAACCACGAATGCAAACAGCTCTTCTATGGTCCAGGGGTCAAGAACCTCGAGCCCTGACCCTTCAATGTCATACTCACGAATTGCTTTTGCAATCGTCTCAACCAGGATACCTCTAGTCTGTGAATTAGTATTCCAACCATATTGATGACGCTTCGCCTGTTCAACACGATTGAACGTTTCACGACGATACAGATATGCACCACGACTTTTTAAATTTTCTATAATACCTCGATCAAAATTGTCCTCCACCGCAATCATCGCACCACCATAATACTCAGCTAACTTCCAGGTCTCGTATGATAAAATATCCGCATCCCATCGACACTCCATTCCATTCCGACCCATACATCCCAACCTGGCAACTAACTTAGGTGGTTTCCAAATTCCACCATCATATAACCCGGCTCTCCAACATTGAGCACCATGAGAATCAGGATCCGCACCTACAGAATCACTCGCGCCTTTAGCCTGGTCCAAAGTCACAATGTATGAATAACCAGGAGTCGGCCTCTCCCACCTGGTACACTGCGCTGTCCAAGGGTCAGGTTCATCCTGCCAGGATACAGGGTCACTAGGTAACGGAATTTCAGTTCCCTTCCTGGTAGACCTTTGAACAAGTAGTCCGTGTTCAGCTTTATACGCCCGACTCTGATCACGCAACCAGGTTAATCCCCTCTTAGAAAATCTCCTCCTACCACTAGTCAAAAATGCCGACTCAGCCGTGATAGGATAATCCTGCTCAAAGATTTCAGGATCCCTCTGACACTCCTCCTCAATAACTTTTTTTCTCCAGGCCATCTGCTCCAGGGTCAATCCCCACCTGTTCCAGTAATCCTTCTCCTCCGGTTCCATTGTTGCCTCAAATTCTTTCTTGTGCTCATCACTAAAAAAAGTCACAACGGAATCCTTAAAAACATGCCAGGGAGCAAACACTTTTATGTATCCATCTTTCCCCGACTTAAAATCATCAAAATCAATCGCGTTATTCCAACGATCATAAAAATCTCCCGAAGCTCCCCTGGCTGTACTCTCCAGGATGACAGCAGTATCCCCTGCTTCAGGCATCGTCGAAGGCACACACTTTAGTAATCCTGATAAAACTTCCGCAGCATTCGAAACTCCCTCTTCAGCCCAACGTGCAACCTCGGTCCCTAACACAAATTGAAATGTTCCTGAACGTCCGGCTTCAGGGTTCCTAGCCGTACCTTGCAATAACCGACTCCCACTTTGCCACCTGGCACTCTTGTCCAGGACAGTCACTGGATTCCTCTCCTGGAAAAAAGTATCATAGTCAGCATATCTACCAACCATCTTAATTAAGTTACTCCCCTGGTCATGTGCTCCTCCAATAATATAACCATTTGCTGACCTGGAAGAAAGATAGTGATATAACAACGCTGTCGAATAAGTAGAACTCCCTTTCTGCCTGGGCTTTAAAACTAATACCCTAAATGGCCTCTTCGCCTCCTGGCAATAATCCCAGACCTCCGTCAATCGCTCCTGTAAATAATTTCCCTGGGGAGTAATTAAAGATCCTGCCTTATTCTGAATCTTTCCAAACTCTTCCCACCAGACTAATGGAAAGCTCGAGTAAATTGCAGCAGCCTGGTCATCAGCATCATCACCCTCAAATATGTTATCTATATCCATGCCTTCAAAATTATCCGAGGTCCATGCCCATCATCCCACCTCTTCTCTAATGTCCCCTGTGCCACCAGGCTGTCGTCCTTGAGGATTGCGTCGAGGATGGCTTTATCAATATTGTCTCGGTCCGGCTTCGATCGGTGAAGTCCACCCATTCTCTCTTCCTTTTTTTTCTTAGACCAGGATTTCGGAATCGGTAAATAAGCAACCCAATCAATCCGCACCGCATCCTCCGGGAAATGTTCGGTATGTTCTCTAACTCTGTCTTTGAACTCATAATATCTTAATACACATGGCCTCTTTGCCCATCTATCCCTCCTGGTCATCCTTGGCTTACCCATCGGAATTACAGGGATCTCTTTCTCCCAGGTTGGTTCCATCAATTACAAATCACCTCTCCTTCAGTCTCTATCCATACTTTCGCACCACATGATAAAGGCTTATCCGGTGAGTAAATAATAGTGCAAGGCTCAGTAACAGTTACCTTATGACAGTAAGTATTATCCTTATAGGTCTTTACTGTAATGACAGGTTCCCTATCTCCAGTCTTCGCATTACTTCGGATCTTATGTTGATTGATATGTATCTTCTTCTTCACTCGTCAGGTACTTCTACATAAATCGGATAGTTTGGTCCCTTGGTCCCGGCTACGTTATACCAAAAGTATTCTGTAGCCTGTTCCAGGGTCATGTCCTTCATCAGTGACTTAATACATCCCTGGACACTGTAAACCGCTCGAGGTTGATCCTCATGAATACTTAATCCAATAAAGCCATCATCCAGGCCATCAGGTACAACAATTTCCTCTTCAGGTGCTACCTCATCTGCAAAATCATCAATCTCTTCCCTGGTCATGTGTCTGAAATGTACACATAACTAAATAGTTTACAAGTCTAAGCCGTCCTGAATCTTCTTAACTTTAACTACTGTATTTACAGCCTTACCAGTCGCTTTAGCTACCCCTCTTAACGTTCCTCCTAACTCCAAAGCTTTAATCACATCCTTATGCTTCTTTAAAAATTCCTGGTTAGAAACTGGACCCTTCGGTCTGCCCAGGACCACTCCTTTTCTACGAGCCTCCTCTAATCCAGACTTAACTCGAATTCGGAGGGTCTCCCTTTCAGATCTCGCCATCTCCGCAAGTAACGCAAACATGATGGATGCAACAGGGTGAGGTTTCCCATTATCCAGGAGAGTTTCTATTCCTTGGGTATGCCAATATAGCGACACCTTATTATCCGTTAACTCTTCCAGGAAGCGATGGGCATCAGAGTTACGCCTGGCTATCCTGGATATCTCATGCACCAGGACTTTATCAATCTTACCTTGCCTGGCTAGACTAATTACTTTTTCCAAAGCCCCTCTCTCAGCAGCGATCTCCCATCCTCTAGGTTTCCCTGCTGCACCGGACACAACCTCAGCGATGGTGTCCATAATTTGCCAGGACTTCTTCTTAGCGACTGCCTGGAGTTCAGAGACCTGGCGATCGCTCTCCTGGCTCTTCGTTGATACTCGCGTTAATATGACTACTCTAGGTTTTTTCATGTTACTTTATCTTTAATTGAATCTGTGTTCTCCTGGTACTTCCTCCTCATCGTAGAACCCGGTAAGGCGAATTACTGTGCCTGGTGCATGGGCTTCACCAGTTATCCTCTCCGCATCACCTGGGGTTGTCTCCTCAATCCAAGCACCCCTGGCACTCTTCTTGGTCCAACTTGTCCAGGGCTTGGGACCATAGCTATTCTCCCAAGCTTCTTTTTTTGTTTTACCTTCCCCCAAAGGATAACCATTGGGACTCATGACCATGTAGTATTTATCCATAATTTTTATCTATTTTGTAAACGTGAGTTACTTTTCTTCGATCCCTTTTCCTGGGATCCGTATCAACAATTGTTTTTCCTTCACCATCCAGGAGCATCGCATGACCAGGAACCCGGATGAAATACTTGCCTGGCTCACTTGAATCCTTGATCCGGTTCCTGATACTACCCAGGGTATTGGCTTTCTTGGTCACTATCTTGCTCTTCCTGGACCGAACTGAGTAACCCCGGTCACGCAAGATCCGGTTAATATCATTAATGTTCTCAGCGTATTTGTAAGTATCAGGATAAATCCCGAAGTGAGCCAGGACGCTTGAGGCACACACTGTCTTTCTGCGTCCACTTTCATAAGTGATATGGCCTTTAACAGTTTCTGGTGGTCTCAAGTTAGTCATCATTAAAATACTGGATTTCCGTGGGTTGTAGCCTCAAAGGTTTCACCAAAGGCAAACTTGAATATTGTTTCATCATCTGTCCCTGGCTCAGGAAACTCGAAGTCAGTTTCAAAAAGGCCAAAAACAAAATCGGCTGCCTCAAGGAAGGCGTTTCGTGGTGGATCGTCTGCGATAATCATTACATACACATAGTAGCGAGATAGGATCATGTGTCAAATAAAACTAATGTTTTTTTTGATACAAAATAGAGAAAGTTTTGACTCTGTAAAAATAGGCATTTTGTGAGCAATATTTGAGTAGGGTTTTTTTTGATACACTTCCAAGATCAAATTTACCTGGAAAAGAAAAAGTACGTCGAGAATGTATCTAAAAAAGATTCAACCCCCTTTTTGTTACACTGTATCGATTCTTTATTTCAAGACGATTCTAGAGCTATTCTCGAGCCAGGAAATACTAATCTTCATCTGTAGTTTCCTCAGCCTCGATTGTCTCATTTCCCTGAAGTCGATCGTGCATCTTTGCCATCGCCTGGCGAAACCTCGGAGATTTAGCTGCCATTTCAGCTAGTTTTTTACCGCCCAGGGTCACCTTCACTTGCTCAACACGCTTCACCGGTAAGCCTTCTCCGTAGTGCAGAATCACATCGAGAGCTTTCGAGATTGCCTGGACATCCGGGAGTTCGTCGATGGTCTCTCCGGTCCTGGGATCTCGAATTATTTTTTTGGCCTCGAGCAGTTCCTGGATTTTGTCTCCGATCAGGTTCGGAGGAAATCTTTCCTTCAGCATCAAATTCAGGTCGGTCTTCTTCGCAACCTCAGATGGTGTTCGTTTGGACAGTACTTTTTTCTTTTTTGTCATTTTATGGAAATTATAACTTTGGGGGTCGGCAAATGGGAAATGAGTTTTCTCATTGGATACCCCCTATAGGGTAGTATCCTGAGAAAACGTCTCATATTCCCCCATTTTGCTATGAGTTTTCTCATCGTTTTCTCACGTTTTCCCAAGTTGAGAAAACGTTGTATTATCAGTAACTTACAAAGAAAAAACAGAAACGTTTTCTCATTTTCCAAAAACGTTTTCTCACGTTTTCTCATGGGGTGTCTAAAATTAGTCATAACTCGTTGATCTATCAACGTTGTCTCAGCCCTAACAGATTCACACATAATTAGAAGTTCTTTTTGAGGTCTTTTTGAGGAACAAAAAAGGCCGGATTATCTCCCCCAGGAGCTCTTAAATATTCATTCTTTTTGGCATCGATGCCTCTCATCCAACCGACGACCTCAAAATTTGGGCATGTTCCGACGACCAGGACATAGAAATGATCTGCATTATCTTTATCCCTAACGATGAGAGATCCGTTGAGGTGATGAGTTTGTCTGATTTGGGTTTTCTCACCGCAATCTGCACCTTTGAATGAGTTTACAGATCCCGGCCAGTAGATATTTACGGCTTTGCAGTATGCCAATTCGGCAGCAGCACCTTCGATATCATTTCTCCAGGCAGCAGATTCATCATATCCTGGTCCTTGCTTTCTGTCCTTTGCCCTGGACTCTGCACGACGTTTTGCGCCTATAAAAGCAGCCATTTCCATCTCTACTTCTGTGAGTCTGACGTTATACATCCTCTTTGTACTCTCCATAAAACCCCTTTCCGTCTTTTCGTCTGACTACATCATACTCCCGGAAGAACATGCCTCTGAGCAGTCCTGAAGCGCAGACTTTGTTCTTATGTTTACCTGATCCCTTAGTTTGAAAGTGTTCGGCCATGTCATCGAACATTGAAGATCCGTGTTCTGAAGAGGAAACTCTGCGTTGGTCCAGGTTCATGGAACCGCCCCATTCCCAATGTCCTATCTGTGCTTTTGTGAGAATTTCTTTGAAACGATTTTTATGACACACTAAAACGACTGGCACAGGCATGTCAGGATTATTTTCCAGGGCAGCCTGGAGACGTTTGGAGCCGTCTATGATTCCAGGAGGATCACCGGACCAGATATTCCATAATGCCGGGCATCGATGATTCCACCCATGTTTTATAACATCCCACCAAGGGGAGAGATCCTCGGTGAACTTTCTCTGTTCGAATCCTCTGAGATCCCAGGCCGGGACCAGGATAGACAAGTAACCTCGGTGAACTGATCCTGCCATTAGTCGTTTAGAGCAAATTTAGCTATTTGGATTGGTTGGATATTGTGGTGAATGGGTATCGTGTGAGCCTTCATCTAGCATGGTGATGGTGGGCATTCTGAAGTCGAGAACGTGACCAGTTCTCCATTGTGAGGTGAATTTATTATTACTTTCGACCTGAAACTCCCC